AGAATGCTCTACGCAAGTGGTCACCCCACTCCGTGCGAGTCTGCGGTATGGCCTCCGCCGCATTTGGATCAGCCCCCGCTGCAACTGCAACATTTCTCGGGGTTTGCAGGGCAAAATCAACCGCCCGACCCACATCCCCTTTATCCTTACCTACCCCCGACATTTTCTTAAGCTTTGCTACGTAGTCTGGGTCTTCCGCGTACCCGTGCTTTTTAAGTCGCGTGTAGAATTCTTCTGCGCTAAGGGGTTTTTCCCCCAAGTTATACCGCTTAGGGTTTTTTAACTGCTTAACGTAATCTTCGGCAAAATCATCCATTGACCCGTATTCAACAAAATTGCGTTTGTTACCTGCATCAGTTCCTTCTTTGCTTTTTCCGGTATACGTTCCTTGGATATTCCCGTAATTAAACTTACCTACTACGCTCTTACCGTTTCCGGTTTCCAACGCCCATTGGTTAGCAATAGCTTCCGCAGGTACCTTCAATTGTTTTGCGGCTTTTTCCGCCCACGGCATAACAGAGCCAATAAATTCTTCACGGTTTTCGTACCCCCCAGTTGGTCTGACTTGGGTAGTTCCTTTCTCTACCCCCTCTCTAGCAACCCGTTGACGGCGGGAGGCATCTATTTCAGATTGGGGTACAGGGCGGGTAGCCACCCTACCAATTTCCTCTGCTTCCGCAGGTCGTCCATACGCATCGGAAACACTTTCGTGAATCCGCCCCTCTGGGTCGAGAAAGCCAATTAGGGGGTCACCAATATATTCTTTGCCCAGTGTAGTCCCCAACCCTGCTGCAAATGCGACACCGGGGATGGCACTAGCGTACCGCGCAAAAGGTACCTTTTTGGCTAAGTCGGGTACCTTTTTGGCTAAGTAGTCAAGCCCTTCTCCACCTATCCGCGCCGCATTTGCACGAGCCGCATTCCACCGAGCACGAGTCCCTTTCGCAGCAGCTTCTTCCGCACCCGCAGCTTTGGGGGTGACTGCCTGCACCGTAGGGTTCGCAGTAGGGCCGGGGGCAGCAATCCCAGAAGCTGGGACGGTAGGCACAGCGCGACCTGCATTTATTCCTTCGGTGAGTACCCGGCGTTGCTCTAAAAGTTTGGTTGGGTCTTTCCCTTTTTTTATTGCGCTTTCAATCTTACCGTCAAGTTTGCTGACATTTTTCGCCGCCTTGAGTTCTGCTTGGTTAGGCGCGGCAGGAGCTTCAACGGTCTGAGTCGGCACCGGGCGGTTTACCTCACTGGCAGCACGAGCTTCTGCAGCACTACGAGCGGCTGCGCGTTCTTGCGCTGCTTTTATCCTAGCTTCCCGTGCGGTTTTTGCTTCCGAAGTTTCTTTTTCCAGCGCTACGTCTTTATCATCCGGAAACTTGGGTTTGTACCGCTCCTCCTGAAGGCGCTTCTTGATGATCTCATCAATCTCTTTTTGGGTCAGAGGAGAGTCGGGGTTCAACCTACCCCAAGTGACCGGCTCTTCCGCAGAAACTAGCGACGGACCTTCCCCCGCAAACGCAACGATCCCACCCTGCGCCATCTGCGCAGGACCTTGGGGCTCTTCGTCGTCCAACCCTGCACCGATCCCACCTTGTGCATATACGCTGGGGTCAAACATCCCACCCGTCGTCGGCATCGCTGCCAGACCTTGCATCTGTTGTTGCTGGAGACTGTCCAGCACCGTAGGCTGCTGCGGGTTGTACTGCTGGATGGCCCGTTGGTTCCGAATCCCTTGGACCTGTTGGCCCACAATGCCTCGAGCAAGCTGGGCAGCAAGCCGATTCGCCATAGGCGAAGATAAGTACCGCTGGAAAAACCCCATATGGTCGCCGGATTGAAGCGCCATCTGGGCGAGCTCGTTGACTTGCGCGTTGAGGTCCGGAGGTGTTCCTGCTAGTTGGTATGCCATGGTCTACCCCTTACGATTTCAGCAACGCGCCAAGCCCCAACTGCCCAAGACCCGCAAATGTACTCATGGGGCTAGGAGGTGCTTGGTATTGAGATTGTGCACTTGCCGTAGCCGGAATACCGCGAAGGATATCCGACATGAACCCGAGCTGTTGGTATGGATAACGCTGCTGGTTGAGGAAGTCTTGGTAAGCTTGGGTGAGACCCTGCTGTGCCAATGCCTGTTGTTGGGCACCCGCTTGCTGCTGCGCGGCGTTGATCCCCATCTGTTGGCCGTACCCCGTCTGGCCGATATTCGCCAGATTGGCAGCTTGCTGCCCCGCCAAACCCAGCCCCTGTAGTCCAAGACCCGCACCAAACTGCTGGGCTTGCTGGGCGTTCTGGAAGGCATTCTGGGTACCCGTTGCTTGGATACCCGCCAGTTGATTCTGCAGGTTGCGCTGCGCTTCAGACTCCACAATAGCTTGACGGCTACCGCCGTAAGCACCCGCCCCTACCGCTTGCGCCTGACGCCCGGGAAGCGCTCGCCCGTAGTCCATGACCGCCTGTTGTTTCTGCCAGTCGGTGACGTTTTGTTGATAGGGGGACATGTAAGAAGCGATGGCGCTAGGATTGGTCGCCATGTTCTGGTAGTTCTGCCCTGCCAACAACCCGCCAATACCGGAAACACCCGCCATGTTCGCAGCCTGACCCACTTGGGGGGCTACTTGCATATTCGAGACGTTCTCTTGGGCTTGCTGCTGCAACGGGGTAAACCCGGCGATCCGGTTGCCTTGGTACTGCTGATAGGGATTTTGGCTGGTGTCGGTTACAGCCTGCGCTTTCCCGAGAAGCTGGGTTGCGTAGGGAACGGCCCAATCAGGAATATTGGATTGGGTTACGGTCTGGGTTGTTGGAGCTGAAGGTGCAGGAGATGAGCCCCCACCGCCCGCCACATAGCCACCCCCTAGTTTCTTCTGCGTAGCAGATTCGCCAAACGGCTCTCCAAGGGCTTCCAGTTGTTTACGCGAGTAGCTCATGACTTCTCCAATCCTACAAAAGCTTTGTGAAAAGCTTGTCCGTATTCTTGTAACCCAAGTACTCAAACAGCCTTGAGTTATCCATGTGAATCTTGGTGTGCATGATGATTCGTTTCACCCCTGCACTCTGCAAAACCTGTTCGGCAAACTGGAACAACTTGATTCCTGTCCTGCCTCTCCTGAATTCTTTCTTGACGTAGTACAAGTCCTCAAACGCCGTGACACAAGACCGGTAGTGCAGATGCGGCTGTACGACAAAAATAATGTACCCAACCAAACCCCCGTCGTCCCTGCACGTTACCGCTTTCAACATCCCCGATTTGTGCAACCTGTCATACGCATCGAGATCGGGCTCCAGCGGAAAATCCTTGGTGACGCACAACTCCTCGTAATGCTCCGGCAGTATGGGTGCTAGCTCTTTAAAAAATACTGTCGGGTCCTCTTCGGCGTAGGTAATCACGCAGGCATGAACTTGTTAGGGTTGATCTGCCGTCCCTGTTTGGGGTTGCCCGTCCTAGCACGACGTACTTTATCCATCATCTTGTAGAGCTGCTTTGACCCGGCTTCCGTTGACCCATTACCCAGATGCGACACCACATCGGCAGGGATCACAAACTCACCATCGGCAAGAGCGGCACGTTGCGGTTTCGGCCCTTGGATTACCGCAGGGATGGAGTCCGACATTCCATCGCCCGGACCGCGAAGCAGCTTCCCACCAGCGGCGTAGTCCTTTTGGAGCCCCGTAGACCCCCCTACGTTAAAGCTAGCCAGTCCGCCCTCACTTGCGCCACTTGTAAATCGGGCGGTGGGATAAGCCGAATTCGGGTTTTGCATGGGGTTCATCATCAAACCCCCATCCGCAGCGGTCATGGTGGGGCCGTAAGCGCCGGGGCTGTACCCTTGCCCAAGATAGTAAGGTTCTCCGGGCTGGCCAAATCTGGGGTTCACCGCGCCGGGGCTGTACCGCGTATTGTAGAAACTCGCACTGGGGGTCCGCCCCCCAGATACGTTTAGGGTATTCGGGTTACGAGCGGCCGATTGTGCAGCCCCCATCAACAGCGGAGTCGCCGCCGCTGCTAGCCCCCATTTACCCATGTCTTTGTTCAGCGTCTTGTAGAACCCCGTGGGGTCCTCGAACGCCGCTTTTGCCCCAGCCCCCAGTTTATCTACTGTACTCGCATTGGTTGCAGCGGCTTTTGCAGCTTCGGCTGCGGCTTGGTTTTGGGCAAGAACGTTGGTATCTACTGCAGACGCCACCATGGGGTCCTGCATCCCTAGCGCTGCGCCTTCCGCTATATCCCGTGCTGATCCCGCTGCCGCGTTCAACGCCCCTTCACCAAACCCGCTCAGTGCGCTGCCCAGCCCTGCACCGCCATAAGCACCGAGCCCCGCCATCAGGCCGCCCATGAGTCCTTGGTTGGGGTTAAGTAGGTAGCTTCCTCCACCTACAAGAGCTGCAGTACCCAACGAACCCAGACCGGGGAACGCGGCATTTAAGGCTGCTCCGGCCATCATCGGCAGTATAGAACTCAAAAACCCCGCCTCAGGCAACCCCGTGTGGGGATTGGTCGTCAAGGACCCACCAGCAGACAGCGCGAGCTTCTGCAGACCCTGCACCTCACCGGGGGTCATGTGGACGAGCATGGTATCCGGCCCCCTACCGAGGGCGGCAAGACCTTGTGCGGTGGAGTGGTACATGATTACCTCGCTTTTTTCAATATTATCACGCAGTTAAAGCCGAGACAAAAGACAATGTAGCAACAGCCGAAGGCGTACCCGGTACCGCTGGAGTCACCCCCGCAGAAGCTGCTACCGGAGCCAGATATTGGATGTTTACAGAGGTGTTGTAGGCGTGCCACATCAGTTCTACGTAATCCCCCGCCTGCAACTCAACATACAGGTTTAACGCCCCGAGCGTATGTCCATCCACGCCCCCGTGGCGGTTAGGTACCGACCACTCGCTGTTGGTGTTGGCAACATCCGTACCATTGACCCGTAACCAGATGTCTGCATCGTAAATTTGAACGGCGGTGTTCACGAACTGCACACTGAACTGCAGGTTGTACAACCCCGGTTGGACTACCGTTATCTTTGACGCAAGCGCCCCCGTGATGGAAGTGCTGGCTGTAGTTTGCGCCGTACTGACTTGGTACGTACCTGTAGAGCCCGAAGTGCCTGTGAGCTGAGTAACGATGCGAGTCCCTGCAGTAACCCCTGCCCCTGTGAGCGCCATACCCGGCAGCAACGAACCTGATGTAATGGCTGTTACCGTCATCGTGGTGGACGCTGGACCTATTGACGCAGTAACCACCGCTGTATGAGAAGCGATGCTGACATCGTTGCTGAAGTCTGTCGTATCAAACTGCATGTAATAGGCCGTACCTATGTTCCCATCAGGCTGATCGGCCAAACAGGAAAACGCCCCATAGGGAAACCGGATGAAAGCCCCGCCCGGTGTATTGGATAACAGGGTTTGGAGGGTGTTATCTAGCTGGTTGAAGTAAATACGCAGCGCGTTGTTCAACTGCTCCTGATACCGTTGGTTGTACTCAACGGGGCTAACCAGAAGGTTGGGGGCTTTTGGAGCCAGCAGCGTATTTGCAGGAATTGCCATTACCAGTATCGCTGTTCAAGTTCTTTTCTAGCCGCAGCCGCTTCTTCCACGGTATTACACGCATGAGAATAGTACTTTTTCTTTTGACTTGTTATCTCTGCATACCACTTACCCTTCCGCAAATGCACACCTGTGTATCCAGATTTACTTGTAGCGCGGACTCTTATGTTTCTTGCCTGAATGGTTGGTGATGCCCAGCGGCAGTTTTCTACACTATAGCTATCGTTTGGGTCGATACGGTCGAGAGTTTCATTGCCTTTTGGCTCTCCCATGTGAAGTGCGAAGTTTTTGTATTCATGCCATTCTGGGCAAACAGTTACCCCGACAGCCCCATACCGTTTGAAATCTTTATCTTTCGGGTTATAGCACCTGCGCATTAAAGCCCGCCATGTATTGTATGAGGACTTATTCCAGCCCCCATGTTTAAAATTAGGGACAACGCAACCGCACGACGTGGTGTTTCCGGTAACTAATGACCCTGCCGCTACATCCAATTTATTCCCGCAATCACATTGGCACCGCCATAGCACTTTCTTCAAACGGTTAGTTCCATTGCGCTCAAGTGCAACCAATTTACCAAAACGTTGCCCAGTACGATCAATAAAACGCGGCATGATAAGACCCCAGAGTGAAGGAGTCCTTATTGTACTATACACTTTAGGGTCAGTATACATATCAACGTCGGCCATCAGGCCTGATGTCAATTCGTGGTACGCCCAACTGCCAGTTCACCCCTATCCCTGTCGAAGAAATACGGAATGCCATCTGCCGCCCACGTAGCCGTGTGTAAACCTGTCCGGTGTAGGTCTCAATGGTGTAATACCGCGCACCGGCAACGGGGTCAAAGTTGTCCGCACTGACTACGGCGTCTACAGAAGGTACGCTATACGCGGTTCCCGAATTGACCCGGGGTTTCAATTGCATCGTCAACTGGGGGTCGTTCACCGTTGAGCCGTTGAAAGTCACGTCGGGCAGCATCCGCCAGACGAACCCGAAGTTATGCCCATCCCCGATGTCAAAGTCCGATGATTGGATATAGGCTTCAATGGCGGAAACCGTAGGGCGTGATCCATCGTCCACCCCATACTCGTGGTACATGACTTGGTTAGGCACGTAGTTAGTCACGGGGGTGTATTGGGTATGGGTAGCGGCGGTAGTTCCGTACGCCCCACGAGTACAGCCCGTCAGAGTATTACCCGAATTACCCGTGTAAGTGATGATTTCAGAATCAATCTGAACAGTTCCGGAAGCCGGATAGGACGAAGTATCAACTAATGAGACGCTCGTGATTGAGGTAGAAGACACCGCCACGCTGAGATAGCTATTTTGCACACTGAACGCGGCCATAGGGTAGGGACGCAGCGCACTGTCCATCCACGCCGTACGGTTCAGCGAACCGTAGTACCAGAGTTTTTCAAGGTAGTTGTAGATGACATAGCTATCATTAACTTGGCTGTTTGCCGAAGGGTAATACCACCAGACTTCGTTGAATCCTTCGTTGGAACCACAGATGACTTGGTAGGCCTGCGACTGGTTGATGTTTTCAAAAATGAACTGCCTCAACGTGCAAGGAATTGTCGCCACGGTGCCGCCGTAGGAATAGAACTTGTCCATCCCCATCCAGTAAGTCACGTTGTTGACCGTCACCGCCGCATTGGGTGACATAATCGAAAGATTGGCCTCAATCAGGTTGAACCCCCAAACGTAGGGTGGCCCAAGGTATTGCATGACGAAGAGCGCCGTATCCGTAAAGATGAGGTTTTCCTGCCGCCCATGCAATGCTGTAACGATGGTAGAGCCGTTCGAGAGGCGCAATTCACCCGCCTGATTGGATGCGCTAGGCACCCAGTCATAAGTGTTTTCTTGGTCTGCCCACCGTACCAGCATGGGGTCAAACGTGGTCGGAACCGTAGCCTGATTGGGGTCGTAGGGGTTAGAACCAAAAGCAATTACGAAACGCTGCGTAGGCGAAACAAATATCTGCAACGTCTGGGTGGGCACAAACGTACCCGAGGAGTACCCCGCCGAAGAAGCCAGACTCTTGAGTGTCACTGCCGGTGCGTAGGTGGATATATCCTTGGCCCAGTAATAAATGACGCCGTTGCGCGGAGCCGCCAGCAAGTCCTGCCCAAAGTTGTCCAGCGTCCAGAGCCGCAGCTGCTGACCGACTCCCACCGTGGTGCCAGACCCCCACCCGCCGCGCCCCCAAGAACCCGCACCAAAACCGACGCCCTGCGTATAGGTAGCACCGCCCGCATTGATTTGGTACCGTGCAGTAACCCCCGCCCCACCGCCCACCGTAGTAGAACTCGCTGCAGTCGCGTTGATGATGGTATAGGTGTTGCCGTCGACAATCGTGATGATTTCGTACGCACCATTGATGGTGATGCCGCCAGCCGCCGTAGCCCCAGCGAACGTCACCCAAGTACCCGCAGTAGCCCCATGAGCAGTATCGGTCACCGTCACCAGCTTGCTGCCGCTGGTCATGGAAAAAGGATTGTTGGCCAGAGCTTGCGCAACATCCGCCCACGGCGTGATGTCGTTGTAGTCGCCTCCGTTTTCGACGTAGAGCTTCTGATTGGTGCCCACGGCGTTCAGGTTCGAGCCATCCAGCGCACCCCAGTTCCACATGCTCCGCGCCACACCTTTGTAGGTGTACACCGTGGGGTCAGAAATGCTTTGCCAGCCACCCAGCTTTTCCGGGTATCCGGAACGAAAGCGCACCTTGTCACACTGGTAGAACCCGCCCTCGTTGGAGTAGTTGGTCCCTTCCCGATTGACACCCGGCCTGTACTGGAGTTTTTGTAACGGCATGACTACCCCTGCGATAAATACACAGCGCGTTCATCATTACGCCGTGTCACCAACCCCTTGAATACCTTGCCTCCAGCCTTGTTGTACAGCAGGAAAGCATCCGCAGCTTCTTCAAAATCACCCCGGTTATGCTTCATTCTGATGCTGGAACGCTGCAAAGTTCCTAGACCAAAGTTAAAACTGATTGAAACGAGCGCGTCAAAGCGAGGCTGAGTAAGCCCCACAGGACACAGTCGTTCCACTCCCGTTTCAAAACGTGCAAGGTCTTGACGAAGAATCGCATTGACTTCCTCTAGTGTAAAAGTTTTATTCCAGCTATCAGGCAAAGATTTCCCGTCGCCAATCAGATGACCGACCCCAACGGTCCATAGACCAATTGCATCCCGATAGGGCTTCAACCTCACCCCCTCGTGATGGCGCAACATCTTCAACGCTGCGTCACTGACTTTCACTTCTTGCTGAACGCCTGTGATCCAAACCAGAACGAAACAATGGACGCCCATATCGTCTGCGTATCCGCATCCCAGAGGTTGTCCAGTGCCACCGTGAAATCGGTGCCTGTACGCATCGCGTAATAGAACCCAAAAATCTCCACGAAGGCAAACATCATGAACATGCCGTAAGTAATAAACGGACGCACCATCGCACGGAGATTGATAACCCAGACGCTTGCCCCCTGCCCAATAGCGATGTCATGCGCGTACAAGGCTTGGCGTTCAACAACGGCTGCCTGAGTAGTTGCTACATCCGCGCCGATCTGCAGTTGCTCTGTCTGGATATGCTCAATTCGTTCTTGTGCCTCAAGCCCTGCTTTCTTGAGCGTTAGTTCACGTTCGGTCTGTATTTGGGCCAGCGCCAGTTCATGCTTCTTGTCAGAGCGATCTTGGAAGAAATCAATGAGCTTTGGAACTCCACCAGAAAGAAAGCTGACAACCGTGGTTAGCAAAGTGAACATTACCTACTCCTCCGTTTTGCAACTTTCTTAGGGGGGCGAGGTGCGGCTTTTGCCCCAAAGAATTGATGCCTGATCCCGTAAATGAGGTAGGTAAATGCAATCGTTGCGATACCCGCATCCTTCAGCACCCACAGGGGCATATCCGCGTCAGACGGGCTAATTCCCGTGGACAAAAACTGGATATTGCGGAATGCTTGGCAAATCAAACCCAACAACGCAACGATCAGACCAACCTTGTGCCAAGTCGGGTACAGGCGCATCCGGTCAGACAACGCGCCAACAAAAATAATAATTGCCGCCGACAAGTCCATGACGGTAACAGCGGTAAAGAAAATAAACTCGTAGTTCATTTTGATTTCCTGCTAACACGCTTCTTGACAACTTTGCCGCCCTTCAATTCTTTGGCTACTTGGAGGATGTCTTGCCCTTCTCGCTTGTCGAAGAAATTGGCGACGAATGAAATAAAACCGACGCTAAGAACGCCGATGCAATAACCAATGCCAAGAGCAGTATCCGCTTCATTGATGTTAAGCCCCAAATAGTGGGCGGCAACACCACCTAGAGCAAATGCCGCAGCTACCGCAATACCCCCGACAATCGCCCCCGCCGCTAACTTTCCATGCTGGTGCAACTGCTTGGGTTGCCAGAAAAAAGAAATGGAAAGCCCACCAAAAAAACCGGCCACGCCAGATAGTACCTTTCCAACGGCAAACCCACTCGTGACCGGCTCTGCCATTATGGCTCCGCTGAAAAAGGTGTTCCGTACCGGTTACCCGCAACAGCCCATGTCACGGTAACCCCAGACTCTGTAACCAAGGCTGCGCCGCCCGTCCCACCAGCCTGCTGTGTTCCGGTGGTCCCATAAGTAACGTTATCTCCAGCGAGGGCCGCAGTACTGATAGCCCCAGTTGCCCCCAGTTTGCCGCCGTTCCCGCCGTTGCCACCGTAGAAGCCCGCGTTGTTGTTACCAGCGCCCCCAGTACCTACAGCAGTTTTAGTACCCGCAGTGCCGTTGACCCCAGCTCCGTTGTAGTTCCCGTTCCCGGACGGCACTCCTGCAGTGCCCGCACTGCCACCCAAGTAACCTTTGCCACCGCCACCGCCACCACCGCCCATTCCGGATGTACCCCCGGAATTGATGAACTCGCCTTGGGCTCCACCGCCACCGCCACCGCCACCACCTACTGTGCCGTTGTTGGTGATAGACAAATCGGCTTGAGCATGGATTGCCGGGCCACCCACACCGCCCGCAGTACTGGAACCATTCCCGCTGACAATACCGCCCTGATCACCATGCCCACCCGCGCCACCCGCACCCACGACAAAGCCATTGTTGACGAGCGACAGTTGCGAGCCAGACGGGAATGTAGCCCCGGTATCGAACGCGTAGGTCGAGGTTGACGTGGAGTAGAGGTACACCCCGGAGTTGACGGTAACGGTGGCAAACAGCGGGGAAGTTTGATTCCACCCAGCGGCAATTGCTTGGGTCTTCAGATTGTAGTTGGCGGTATCGGCAGACACCGTGGCCGTGAATACGAACGGCCCACCGCCCAAGAACATCTGCTGGATGCCGCTCATTACGTCAGCCCTGATCCCGAAATGAACCAAGTGTTAGTAGACACTTTGAGAAGCGTAGCCACGCCTTTGGTGGCCAGCGTACGATCTCCAGTGCTACTGGTTCCAGCCCAATAGAACGTCAGTCCCGTTGTGCTGATGGTGATAGACGTAGTGCCGTTGTTGACAATCGTGACTGCCGTGCCCGTAGGGAATGCAACTGATGCGTTTGTAGGGATGGTGATGGTTTGAGTGCCACTATTTGCACTGTAGATATGTTTACCGTTGTCACCCAATACCAACGTATAGTTGCTATTCTGCGCGTTCTGCGGGATATTCCGGTACCCAACGTCAAACGTATTCACCGTACAGCTATCCAATGCACCGCTGGAAGGTGTTCCTAGCGCCCCGTTGTACACCACAGGAGCCCCAGCCGAACCGACGTTGGCCGCCAGAGCTGTAGCTACTCCCGTACCCAGACCCGATATGCCCGTTGATACCGGAAGGCCTGTACAGTTGGTCAGCGTCCCCGATACCGGGGTGCCCAGCACAAGGGAAGCAAAATATGTCACGGCATTCACGACATCGGTGCCGTTACTGACCAAGAACGTCTTTGCGCCATTGGGGACGGAAACGCCCGTCTGCCCTGAAACCTTGACGGTAACTGCGTAACCGCCCGTGGTGTTGTTGTAAATCAGGTAGAGTTTCCGGTTGGCCGGAACGATAAGGTTACGCGCTGCAGTCAGCGCACCTGTCATTTCGATATACATATTCCGGGCGACCCCGGAAGCACCATTGGGTATGGTGATCGTCGTATCCGCACCATCGGTGATGGCTTGCGTTGTATAGCCACTGATGGCCTGTTCCAGCAACGTACCAAGATTGGTGTTGGTCGTTGTACCCCATGTGCCTGTTTGATCCCCGGTACCGATCAACTCCAAGGCAAGATTAGTGCTGTACGTTGAGGCCATGTGCGCTCCTTTAAGCGGCTATTTTATCCCAAGTGTCTGTTTGGGAAGCATCAATTTCTACCCACGCCCCGTTGGTTCCGGGGATTTGCACCCAGCCCCCTGCTTGCGCCGGGTCAACCTGCGTCCAGCTACCGCTGACACCCGGTATCGGGGTCCAACCCGGGGTTTGGGGGGTTGGGATGACTTCCCACGTTACGACAGTACCCGCCGTTCCAGTAGCCGATACACCGGTCAAGGCAACCGTGCGCTGCCCCATGGAGACCGTACCCACCGACCCTGTAGCTGAAACACCCGACAAGGCGGGGGTCCCCAAGGGGACGACATTACCTACAGAAGTTGTAGCTGAAACACCCGACAAGGCGGGGGTGATCAAGACCCCTACCGAGCCCACAGCCCCCGAAGCGGAGTTTCCAGAGACGGCAACCGCCGAGGCCGCACTGACATCCCCCAATACCCCCAGCGCGGTAAGGCCTGCTTGGGTAGTAGCAGTACTGATATCCCCGGCAAAAACGGTGGACGCAAAAGGCGCACCGCCAAAGGCCCCGGAATCTTCAACCGCTATGGATTTACTGAGGGGTATCTCTAGCAAAACCCCCGGAGTGCCCACCGACCCCGTAGCCGTATCTGCTGCTACTGCTTGCGAAGCGACGACGGTACCAACCGAGCCTGTGCCTGTGACGCCAGTAACCGCCGCGCTGTTTGCTACACCTACACTTCCAACCGAGCCTGTGCCCGTGACGCCAGTGGCGTTAACTATGCTATCTACTGCATCGTCAGCAAACGCAGCAGAGGCAAAGGACTCGAACCCAAACATCCATTACTCTTGCTTGGGGGCTTCTTGCGGCTGCGCTCGCTGCGCGTCCACTTGGGGCTGCACTTGCACCTGAATCTTGGCGATCAAATCCCTGACCTGCACATAGGGCAACTGGCCAAGAGCCGTCAGTACGCCGTTGACTTCCGCAAGTTCGAGTTCCAGCTTGAACATCATTTCTCCGAGATGGGTTGAGTGGTTACGACACGAAGGACTGCGACAACAACACTGATCCCCAGCATGACAAGCCCGGAGTTCTGTGATCCTACAATGCTGGTGATGACGGCTGAATACTGCTCAAGCGCCCCACCGACTGCAAGAATAATCGAAAACCAGATGGTCTTCGACTTCAGCAAATTTACCATGGCATCCCCAAAGCGACTTGTTTCTGCGCGTCAAGCTGCGCGTCTAGATTGGCCTCCAGTGCCGCCACCTGCTCTGCTCCAAGAGAATCTTTGACCCACCCCACCACCATGTCCTGCGTGAGTTCATCGTAAGGCACAAAGTCAGGGCCAGTCTGCGTGTAGTCACATTCTCCCGTAGCCACAGAAGAATACTGACCATCGACATCGTCTACGCGATACCAAACGTGAATAACAAAGCCATCATCGGCTTTGCGTTGCATCTGTGAAATTGTCCAAGTAATCATTGTTGCTCCTTATGCTTCGGTAGTTACCGCTGTCCAAGTTGTGCTGATTCGAGAGTGCGGTGATGATGTCATTTGCGTCTAGGTTCATTAGTTCCACCGTTTTTTGATCACCAAGCTGGAATATACCGAGTAGTTCCGTTGTCGTTTATCCCAATCCACTTTGTCGGATTTCCGGCTGCTGGAGCGTTTAGCAGAGTACCAGAGCCAGCACCAGCGCCATTAGTTAAAGCAGACGAAGTAGTGTGAAAAGTAGCGCCACCCAATGTAGTTATGGTACTCGATACAGTAAGGGTGCCGGTGACGGTGACGCTTCCGGCAGCGGCAATCGTCAGCTTGTTCGCCCCGCCATTCAGGATGCGGAATTGCCCGGTGTTGTCGTTGCCGATTTCCCATGACGTTCCGGTCGTCGTTTGATAAAGCTGTATGGCTGCGTCGGTGCTTTCGACGTTGAGAACCTTGGTAAAGCCGGTCACAGAGGAACGCAGTGCCCCGACGCCCATGTTGCCGGTCGTGGAGCCGGTGCCAGTGACGGCAAAGCCGCCACTATTCACTGTTCCTATTGTATTTCCATTGTACGTTAAGTCCCACGAGTGCGCTGAGGTAGTACCAAACTGTAGAGCGTCGGTGGTGGTGTGCCACATGCGAAATACTTTTGTCCCATCGGTGAGTTGGACAAGAGCATTTTGACCGCTTGACACCGATTGCGTAAATCCTGCCCCATTTTTTGTACTGGTAATAGTGTCGGTAAAAGAGCCAGTGCCGGTGACGGAGAGAGCCCCGGTTGCAACCGCACCACTGAAGTTTGCAATAGCAGCGGTCAAAGTTCCCGTCAGCGTCGGGCTTGCCGACAGAACCATGCTGCCGGTGCCGGTGACGGAGTTGGAGAGGGTGACTCCGCCGTAGGTAAGAGTGCCACCAACCTGCAAAGCCTTAGCTATACCAACGCCACCAGAAGTAATGATTGATCCAGTTGACGTTGATGTTGATTGCGTCGCATCTGTTACGGTCAGAGCACCTGTGCTGCTTAATGCACCAGTGATAGAAAGACCAGTAGAAGCAATATCCAGCACCTTTGCACCAGACACAGCAAATCCGTCGTTATTTGCTCCAATCCGATAAAAGCCCGTTCCAGTATCTGTAGAAAGATAGATTGAAGGAGCAGATACCGTTCCCGCCGGGAATCCGGCGTTCCCCGAAGCATCCAAATACACCGACTTGCTGGAAGGGTAGGTGACGAACACATCCTTGGTGCCCGCCGAGAAATTCACTGCGGAACCCGCGTTGGAAGACGCGAGTATTGTCGTACGAGCAAGCGTCGTTGCGGGGCTACCGACTGTCCCCACCCCCACTTCCCACTCAGCCACACCGGGGTTTGAGATAGCGTAGTAGCAGGTATTGCTGGCCCCAATACCCGCCGAAAATGTTTGATACCCAACAACTGCGCCCGCTAATGTAAGAGTACCCGTGCCTGTAGTGGTCGAGGTCTCCCTTACACGGTTAGCAAGAACAAGAGCCATTTCATACTCCTAATTACGCAATGTTGAGGAGCGCAGTACCCGCAGCGTTCGTCGGCATCGTCAAGGAAAAAGTCCCCGCAGTCACTGTCTGGGAGCCGAAGGTGTGTACTGATACGGCCTTGTTGGATTGAGACGAGTTGTAGATCAGCACGGCATCGAACGCCGTCGTCAACGTGACATTGGTGTAGGTAATGCTGGCCGAGGGGGTCCAGTACGCCGTTGTCCCCGAAGTGGTGGGTGGCGTCGCATTGGTCACCGTTACCCCGCCCGCAGAGTAGTTGGTTCCTGATACTTCACCAGAAGCCGAATAAGCCGTTGTTCCCGCACCGAGACTTGCAGAAGCAAGATACAGGGCCGCTTTGAACGTATCCGCAGTCGTGGCTGCGCGAATCGGAGCGGTACCAAAGTTGTGTGTCCCGGTAAGAATCTCCGACTTGAATGATGTGCACATCGCTTGCGAATTAGCCACAATGCTCTCCTACAAAGAACCTACAGACGAAAAAAGAGGTAGCACTTTTTTCAACTCCACATGAACTGAACGATGCACCAGTTCGCCATCCAACCAGTATTCAACCCAACAAGTCTTCTCGTTGTCATTCTCCAGACCCCCCTCTCGTTTTACAAGCAGGGAGTCATCCATTTCGCCTTTTGTCGTCGTTACTAGCATCAGGGTAACCTTATGATGGCCGTTGTCGCGGAAGCCGTAGGGAACGTCACCGTCAATGGGGACGCCACCGTTGAGGTCTTGGTGCTGCCAAAGTACAGAACGGCCACGGACTTGTTCGATTTTGTGCTGTTGTAGATCAACGCCCCAGCAATCGAGGAATCTACCAGCCCAGTAAAGGTAGCCGTATCAAACGATACATATGCCGTCGTGCCCGATGAAGTAGGCGCAATCGTCGTCAGCGCAATACCCCCTGCTGTGTACCCCGTTCCCGTAATCTCCCCAGTCGCAGTGTAAACAGTCGTGTCTGCACCGATATCGGCGGTAGGCAGATACAGCGCCATCTTGAAAGTATCCCCCGTGGAGGGGGTGAAATCATGCGTGGCTGTCAGTAGC